ATCGCTGCCGATCTGGTCCGCATCCAAGTGCGGGCGCAGTCCTCCTCGATCTTGAGCTCGATCTTCAGTTGGATCGGCGGCGGGGCATCCACTGGTGGATCGGGATGGTCGATGCCGAGCTACGGCAGCCTGTACTCAGGCGGCGGGTACACCGGCCCAGGTGGCGTGAACGAGCCCGCTGGCGTCGTGCACAAAGGCGAAGTGGTCTGGAGCCAAGCTGACGTGAGCCGCGCAGGCGGGGTCGGGGTCGTCGAGTCGATGCGGCTTGGCCGCAGTGGCTACGACGAGGGAGGCATCGTGGGGCCGTTGAGTTCGCTGGCGTCCGGGGCGCGCGGAGCGAGCACCGTGGTCAACGTGCACGCGCCTGCAGGCTCCACCGTCGAGCAATCAACCAGGCGCGGAAGCGCTGGACAAGAAATCATCGATGTGTTCATCAAGCAGGCTGCCTCCGAGGTCGCCGGTCAGCTGGCCGGCAACTACGGACCGGTTGGCCAGGCCATGAACACGCGCAAGAAGCTGGGGATGTGATGGCTGCACTACCGACATATGTCCGCCTGCTGCTGGATGGTGCAGGCGAGGAGTTCGACCCCGGCGTGGTCACGTCCGAGATGGAACGCGGTCTGGCCAAGATGCGGGTTGGGCAGAGCCGCGTGGTGGTGGACGTGCCGGCAACCATCCTCTTCGAAACGACGGCGGACACGATCAGCTTCGAAACTTGGTACTTCGACGTCATCAAGCGCGTGGGCTTATTTGACTGGCGCAACCCGCGCACTGGACAGCTTCTCAGCGTGCGCTTTCGTGGCGGCGACATTGGCAAGCTAGTTCCTGTCACTGGCGGCTATGCCATGGCCAAGCGTGATGTCACCTTGCAGTACCTGCGATGACCCAGTTCCGCGAACGCAACCAGCGGCTGACCAACACGGTCGGCCACGTCGAGTTGCTGGAGGTCACGAACCCCAGCTTCTCCGGGCCGATGCACATCTGCAACGACGTGCAGGACTTCACCAGCCAGGGCATCACCTACATCGCGCTGCCGTTCGGGTTCTCGCTGCCGGACGACGTGAGCGGCCAGGCGCCGCGCATGCAGCTGGTGATGGACAACGTCGGCCGGGACATCAGCACCGAGCTGGAGCGGCGGCTGCCCGGCACCACGACCATGGCCCGGCTGATCATCGTTGCGCGCGACACACCGGACGTGCACGAGCACGTCTTCTGGATGCCGCTCACTGGCGTGTCCATCAACGGCAGCAGCGCGCGCGCCACGGCCAGCGTGGACGAGCTGATGCGCCAGGCGGCCTGCAAGCAGATCGCCAACCCCTTCACCTTGCCCGGCATCTTCTAGCGTGCACACCGACCGCTTCATTGGCATTCCGTATTGCCCTCGGAGGATGGACTGCGCCGACCTGGTGATGTTGGTGCAGCGCGAGCTGTTCGGGCGCGAGGTCGTCTTCGCTGGCAAGCGGCCTCGGCCGTTGGCCGATGCTGACCAGGACGCGGCCCTTGCAGCCTACACCGCCGAGCTGGCCCACCAGGTCGACGCGCCGCGCGATGGCGATGTGGTGCTGATGCGCGAGGGCGGCAAGACCATGGCCGGCCACGTCGGCACCTACTTCTTTCTGGACTACGCGCCGCAGGTCCTGCACACCGCTGCATGGATGCAGGGCGGAAGTTCGCTGCACAAGATCAAGGACCTGCCGGGCATCGGCCTGACGGTCGTGGGGTACTACAGATGGAACTGAACCGCGCCGAGCTGGCTGCTGTCGACGGCGTCGAGGCGGAACTGCTGGACGCCTGCGGCCGCCTTGTCATCACGCCCAACTTCGCGACGCTCGACGGGCAGCGCAATGTTCCGGCCGACCTGCTGCCCGGGGAGACGCTGGAAGCCTTCCTGGAGCGCCACGTGCCCGGCATCCGTTCGGGCGCGTGGACCGTGAGCATTGCCGGCGCAACGGTGCCGCAGGCCATGTGGGCCCGGACCTTCCCCAAGCACGGGATGCTGATCGCCTGCCGCGCCACGGCCGGCAAGCAGGTCGTGGCCATCATCGCCATCGCCGTCCTCACGTTCTTCTCGGCGGGTATCGCAGCCGGCATCTATGGTGCTGTCGGTGGGACCTTCGTCGCGGCATCTGCCGGCGCCACGCTCGCCGCGATCCAGGCCGGCGTCGTGATCGCAGGGACTGCGCTGATCAACAAGGTGCTGGCGCCCAAGGTGCCCAGCGCGTCGAGCGCGCCTGGCGCGAGCGCCATCTACAGCCTGAGCGGCCAGCGCAACAGCGTCCGCCCGTACCAGCCGATCCCGACGCTGTGGGGTGAGATGCGCGTCACCCCGGACGCCGCCAGCGCCGCCTACACCTGGTTTGAAGGGGACGAGCAGTACCTGAGCCTGATCCTGCTGGGTGGGGTCAACGTGCACACCGCGTCCGACCTCACCGTGGGCGACTCGCCCCTCAGTGGCTACAGCGATGTGACGGTGTTCTACAGCGGGTTCCCGGGCATGGCCAGCCAGGACATCCCGCTGTACAGCAACGCAGATGTCATCACCGGCGCCGAGCTGGAGAACGACGGGGCATGGGTGACGCGGACCAGCTCCCCCGATGCGATCGCGCTGCAGTTCGACTTCGAGGGCCAGCTGTACGACATCGGCGGCAAGGGGCAGACGCAGACCAACAGCGTGCCGGTCTACATCGAGACTCGGCCGGTCGGCACGTCGGACTGGTCCCCGGCGTTGACGCAGACGCTGACCAATGCGACAGCGGACGTGATGCGCCGGACGTTCACCGTCCAGGTCGCGAAGGGCCAGTACGAAGTGCGCGTGCGCCTGGGCGCCCCGACCTGGGATCAGGGCGAGGGGAAGGACCAGTGCAAGATCGGCTGGAACGTCCTGCGCACGATTCAGCCCGACGAGACCGACTACAGCGACTGGGGCCGTATCGGGATCAAGATCAAGGCCAGTGGCCAGATCTCTGGAAGCCTGGACACGGTGCGCGCAACCTACCGCGCGCGGCCGATGCCGATCTGGAACGGCTCGGCGTGGGCCACGGCAACCACGCGCGAGAACGGCCTGTCGAACCCTGGCGCCATCCTGCTGCAGACGATGCGCGGCGTCTACGCCAACGGCGAGCTGCAGTTCGGCTTCGGGTTGCCCGATGAGCAGATCGACATCGAGGGCCTGAAGGCCTTCATGCTCCACTGCACGGCCAACGGCTACACCTACGACAAGTGGGTGACAGACGCCGTGTCGCTCGGTCAGTTCTGCCAGGAGGTCGCGCTGGCGGGCATGGGCGAGTTCAGCTGGACGGATGGCAGCCGACCGACGGCGGTGTTCGTGTCCAGCGGGCAGCCGCTGTCAGGCGTGGCGAACATGGCCACCATGCTCAAGGCGTCCTTCGAGGTCTCCTACAGCCTGACCAACGCCGCAGACGGTATCGAGTACCAGTACCTGGATCGTGACCGGAACTGGGAGACGCAGACGCTGCGCGTGGCCGCGCCCGGCGTCACCACGATGCTGAACCCGGCCCGCATCACCGGAGAAGGGGTCACCAGCGAGGCGCACGCGGCCATCATGGCGCGCTACCACCTCGCCCAGAGCCTGTACCAGTTCAAGACGATCAGCTACACGGCCGACATCGAGCATCTCGACTACCGGCGTCTGTCGCTGCTGTCCATCAGCCACGACCTGACGCAGTGGGGCTACGGCGGCCGCCTGATGTCGGCGCAGACGGTGGCCGGCAAGGTGGTGCTGCAGCTGGACGAGACGGTTCCGGCGATGCCGCAGGCGTTCATCGGCGTGCGTCTGCCTGGCTATCGCGACTACCGCGTGTTCCAGGTTGAGGCGCTGTCGGTTGCGTCGGATCAGGTGACCCTGTCCGACCCGTGGCCGGCCGGGCTACCGCTGCCCGGCGCGACCGAGGACGATCCGGCGCACGACACGCTGTGGTGCTACGACTTCAAGCCCACCCCGGGCTACCGCGTGCGCGTGGTCAGCATGGAGCCCGAGGCCGACCTGAAGGGCGCCCGCATCTCCTGCGTGCCGGAAGGCCCGGAGTTCTGGGACTACGTCATCAACGGCACCTACGTTCCTGCGCCGAATGGATCGTCGCTGTCCGCTGCGCTGCCCGTCGCGAGCGATCTCCAAATCACACGGTCGCGGGTGAAAGTCGGAAGTGGCTGGGAGCACGAGCTCTCGGCCACCTGGGACGTCACCGGAAACTACGACCACGCCCAAGTCTGGGCCGCTCCCGCGGGGCATCCATTGGTGCTGATCGACAGCAACGTCTACGGCACGCGGCTGGCCTGGCGCGTGCCATCGGATCAGACCTGGTCCGTCGAGGTGCGCCCCTTTGACGGGCTGGGCCGCATGGGCACCATCGCCTCGGCGATCTTCGCAGACCCGAGCGTGGTTGTGGGGGCGGTGGTCGGCCTGGTGGCATCGGTGGAGACGAACGGGGTGGTGCTGCGCTGGAACACCCCTGAGGAAATCGACTCCATCGACTACGCATCAACGCGAATCCGGATAGGCGTGGCCGGCGGCACGTGGGAGACCTCCACGCCCGTGTTCGAGGGCAAGGCCAACACCTGCAATCTGGGATGGCTGCAGGCGGGCACCCTGATGTTATACGCGGTGCACGTCAACTCGGCTGGCGACACCTCGACGCCAGCGACAACCTCACTCGTGATCCTGCCACCAGCGCAGCCGATCGTGACCGGGGATTCATGGATCGACCAGGTCGAGCTGCGCTGGACGCCGTCGGAGACCACGCAGCCACTGCGCGGGTACGAAGTGCGCGTGGGCCCCATCCTTGCCAGCGCGCTGGTGCTGACGATCGCCGACGCCATCGGCTACGTCTACACGCCGCCTGTGGCCGGCACGCACATGTTCTGGGTCACAGCCATTGACCGGGGAGGCAACCGCAGCGCGCCGGGCTACGTCGAGCTGACCACACTGCCTCATATCAGCGAGGCCATCGCGGAGCTGCAAGAGGGGCTGGACGGCGTGCTTGAGCGTCTAGACGACCTGCCCGAGTACGACAGCATTTGGGGATTGCGCGTGGTTAGCGCGGGCGGCCCCAAGGTGTCCGGCATCCTGCTGTCGAACGACGGCACGCAGTCTGACTTCATCGTGCTGTCCGACCGCTTCGCCTGGGCGCTTCCGAACGGCACTGGTGTGAAGTACCCGCTGGTGCTGGGCACGATCAACGGCGTGGCGTCGTTCGGCTTCTCCGGCAACATGTACGTGGACGGCACGATTCAGGCACGCATGGTGGGTGCCGACCAGATCCGAGCCACACACATCCGCACAGACGAGATCGAAGCTCGCCATCTGAAGGCCGGCAGCATCACGGCCGACAAGATCGCTGTGGGCGTGAGCAGCAACCTACTGAAGAACTCGGAGCTTGTCACCACGACCGGCTGGACGTTCAACAATGTCGGCGGCGTGTCTATCGGTGGGCTGGACTACCCGAACTTCTTCCCGACGGGCGCCCATGCGCTATACCTCGATCTGCCAAGTACCTCGTCCTTGCCGTCGTCGTGGTCCATCGACTGTCCCGTCGAAGCGCTGCAGCGCTACGAATTCAGCGCAGGCATCGGGACGCACCGATGTACAGGGCACATCGCGATTGAGTGGATCAACGCAAGCGGTGGCGTGATTGGGGACGCCGCGTTCAGCAACAGTACCGCGGTCAACAGTCCGCTAGGTGGGACGTCGTTGGGAGCGTTTGGTCCGCGACGCTTTGGATTTGCCGTCGCGCCAGCCGGGGCTACACGCGCGAGGTTCTCTCTCTGGAAAACCGGAACTGCGTCCGGCGAGACAGGGTCCTATGGGTTCTTCACGCAGCCGTTTTTCGGCAAGGCTGGGCCTTACCAAACGGTGCCGTCGAACTACTCTCCCTCAGGCCAGGGAACGCTGATCGACGCCAGCGGTCTTTCCGTCTCTCGGATCAGCGCCATCTCGCCCGACCTGGGCATCATGGTCAATGGCCGCTTGGTCTCCACTGACAACCAGATGACGATCGACCTGGACAACAAGGTCATCGAGATGAACTGGGGCGGCCGGCGCGTGCGCATCGACACCAACGGCTTCGCCTTTGGGCCAACGGGCGGCGTTCCGAAGCTGTTCTACAACGCGGCCGCCGACCAGCTCACGTTGAACGGAACGTTCACGGCCGACGCCATCAACGCAGTCAACACGGCGAACATCGCGGGGCAGGCAGCCACCACGTTGAAGTGGAAGTCGGGATCCTATGGATCGCTGTACGGCGGCAACTTCAATGACAACTGGATCACCCTGCTGTCCGAGTTCGTCACGCTCAAGAACGGCGGCAACGGCGTCGTCATTGTGGTGGAGTTCGAAGCGTTCTCCACCACGACCAACTCCATCCAGGGCATCGGGATGCGTCTGCTGAACCAAGCCGGCCAGATCATTCGGGACTGGCAGTTCAACGCGAGCGCCACGACCGGCGTTGTCTACACGGAGAAGGTGTCCATCCCGGCCACCGACACGAACGCGCTGGTCGGCAACAACACCTACACCCTGCAGACCAAGCACCGAGACACCTGGGTAAACCACGTGTCTCAGCGCCTCACAATCCTCGCGAGCCACCGATGAAGAACTGGATCGAGCACGCGCCTTCGGGGCGCATCTACTTTAGCGGGCGTGGGTCCGAGCTGCCTGTTGCTGGCGATCACGAAGACGGCATCCTCGTGGAGACCGAACAGGTCGTTGATGTGGCGCGCTCGCTATACGTTGACGGCAGCGTGCTGGATCTCGGCGAGCGGCCTTCGCCAATGCACGTCATCGACGTGGCGGCTCGGGCCTGGGCGCTCTGGACGCCACCGGGCAGCACGCCGTTGCAGGTCGCGCAGGACGCGAAGTGGGCCGAGATCAAGGCCGAACGCGACAGGCTGGAGACGGCCGGCTTTCCCTACTTTGGCAAGTGGATCGACAGCGACGCGCGCAGCGTCCAACGCATCACTGGCGCGGTGCAGTCCGCCCAGGCTGCGCTTGCCGCTGGCGCTGCGTTCGAGATCGGCTGGACGTGCTCCGACAACAGCGTGATCGAACTCGACGGCCAGGAGATGCTCGGCATGACCGTAGCCCTGGCGGCGCACGCGAACGACCTGCACGTGACGGCGCGCGGGCTGCGCGCGCTGATCTACGCCGAGGACGCGACCGAAGCCAGTGTGGCCGCCGTTGCATGGCCGGCAGTGGAGGTTTCGCCATGATGGTCGTTCTGAAGGGGGTGGTGCTGCTGCTGGCCAGCCTGCTGGTGCTGCTGTGCCCGCCGCTGTCGCTGCTGGCAGTGGCCTTCGCGCGCTGGGATGACGACCCGACGCCGGACCAGTGGGGCACGACGCCCACGCCGCGTGGCGACCTGCCGCGCTGGGCGCGCTGGATGCAGACCATGGACGAACGCTTGCCGGGCGGCACGTACGAGCCGACGGTGGCCAGGATGCTGAGCCGGTGGGGACGCTACTGGACCTCGGTCTACTGGATCGGCTGGCGCAACCGTGCGCACGGCCTGCGCCGCACGTTCGGTCGGCCGAGCACCGAGGACGCCTACAAGACCAGCTTCCAGCCCGACGTGAAGGGCCGCGTATATGGCGTGCGCTCGGACGGCTCCTGGTACTGGGAGCGTCGGTGGTGGGAGCTTCGGCTTGTCGTAGGCCACCGGGTCTACCGCATCCAGCCTGGCGAGTACCTGGCGGTGCCGACCTTCACCACCAAGCGCAACGCCTGATCCCATTGCACCCTGTCCCGAGCCGCCCACCGAGGCGGCTTTTCTTTTGCCTGAAAGGTCACCATGAAGAAGCTGCACTTCAAACAAGCCATCGGCCGTTCGCGGGGAAGTAGGGAGTGAGCATGGCCAAGGCCGTGCCCCTCGTCGTCGACCTTAGCAAGTGGGTCGAGGAAACCTGCGCACTCCCACAGAACCAAGACAAGAGCGAGGTCCGCACGCTCGCAACGCTTGTGACAGCTGGCTTCCTGGTGTCCATGGCCGAGCCGCTGTTCTACCTGTTCCTCGTGCCTGGTTCGCTGGTAGCGCGAGTGGCCGGCATGGCGCCGACGCTTCACGCCGGCGCAGTTGCCATTGCGCCTGGCGGCGAAAGCCTACTCAGCAGTTGGTTGGCGTCGCTGCCATCAGTGAACCTTGTCGCCGTTGGCTTCTTGATCTGCCTGCTCGGCACTTTGCCGCACTTAGGTGCCTTGATCTTCCGTCCGAAGACGCTGTACGTGACGTGGCCGCGCCGCCTGGCCGCAAAGTGCGCAATCGGAGCGGCTGTGCTCTGGATCTACCTGGCAGGCCTCGCAACGCCACTAGATGTGGGGGCGGTCGAGTGGGCCTACGGTCTCCGCGCTTTCGGCTCGCTCCTGGTCGGTGGCGCATATGGGGTGTCGTTGAACGCCCAGCAACTTCGGGAGCGAATCAGTGCGCAAACGCGTTGACCCGTTCATCCTCCTGTGGCTCGCTTCCTACAGCGCGCTCTGCTATGCCCAGTCCACGCTCGCCGAGGACCTGGCCGGCTACGACTGGGTATCGCTCCTGCTGGCCTTCGCCGCTGGTTTGGTAGGCGGCGCCGCGCGCACGATCCTGACACTCGTCTCCAATGAGCAGTTGGTCGGCAACGTGCGGCTGGTCCTGATCAAGGACATGGTCGTGGCGCTGTTTGGCGGGGCCGCGGCCTTCCTGCTGATCCAGGGCTACAACAGCTGGGCGGCCGGCCTGACATCGTTCGAGCTGCCGGGCATCACGCGCGACTTCCGCGTGC